ATGATTAAACTCGAAATCAATAATGCTGAATATATTGCTCAGTTAGAAGAAGCTCGTTTATCTGCAGATAACCCTTATGGCTATCTGTTTATGGATATTATCTTTTCTGATCCAAAGTTTGATGAGAATACATTTGAAATGAAAAACGTTCGGCGGGAACCAATGAGAACGTATATGACGGAGGCTGTGGCGAGGGATTTGTTTGAGAAGTTGGAAAGGTATCTTTATGGTAATGCCTATTATGAATAATTTAATGATTATTCATCCTTGATCACTAATGATTAACAATTATTAAGGTATACTTAAGGTAAAACTTTAGAACATTAGAGGTTGGCAATGGGTTTAAGAACTATCTTATATAAAGTCTCTGGTATAAATTTAAAAAAAGAAAAAAATTTATCTAACGATGATTTCATTAAAATTAGAAAAAACCTTTTATCTATCAATTCAGGCAAAACATTCTCATTCGATTACCTCTTTTTTGGGAATAGACATGGTGATGTTGATGATTATAATATTTTCTTTAAAAATTTCCTAAATACAACTAATGATATTAGTAAAGCGACTGCAATATATCACTGGGGCATGTCTTTCACTTTAAAAAAATATATTAAAAAGTCTAAAAAACATCAAATTCCATTATTTTTAATTGAAGATGGTTTTTTACGCAGTTTATATTCCTTTGTTGCAAATGTGCCTGCTGAGTTAAAATCTGGCATTAGCTTTACCGTAGACACAAAGGGATTTTATTTTGATGCCACAACAGAAACTGATTTGGAAATAATGTTAAATAATTATATTCTTTCTGAAGAAGAACGATATGAATCTAAAAAGATAATATCTAAAATTATTGAAAATAAGCTTTCAAAATACAACAACCAACCTTTTAAATCACCTATTATAGGTAAAACAAATAAACCTAAAGTGCTGGTTATTGATCAAAGTTATGGCGACATGTCATTAAAACTTGGAATGGTAGATGATAATGTATTTCAACAAATGATTATCGATGCAATTAATGAAAACCCTGATCATGAAATAATATTCAAAATCCATCCAGATACAATAGCAAATAATTCCACATCCAAATTTATAGATAAATTTAAAGATAAGGTTACGGTCCTCACTGAGTATATAAACCCAATATCACTATTAATTCAAATGGATAAAGTCTATGTTGCAACAAGCCAATTGGGTTTTGAGGCATTAATGTGTGGTAAACCAGTTCATGTATATGGTTTACCATTCTATGCGGGTTGGGGTTTAACAATCGATAAACAATCGATAAATAGAAGAAAAAGAAATTTAACGATAGAAGATTTATTTTTTATCACATACATAAAATATAGTTACTACATAAACCCAAAAACGAAAAACATTTGCTCTATATATGAAGCCATTAATTATTTAATTAACTTAAGAGATATTAATAAAATAAAATAAAAATGGCATCATTAATAATAAATGAAAATAATAAAATTCTAAACTTCAATTATATAATGAGTCAAGTATCAACAAAAAGGGCCCCCCCCCTTTTTATTGATAGAACTTTATTCAAGAATAAATATTTTTACCGGTTTAAATGCACCAGAAATAATTTCTATTTTATTTCCATTGTTTGATACTTTCATGTGAGTTGAATTATCCCCTCCCACAGCGTAAAGCCCATCCACATTTAAACAATAGAAAAAGAAATATGTACCATCACTGCGCTGTAAAAAAACCATGTGACCAAATAAATTCTTACTTACATTCACTGGGGTATTCCAATTCATTTCACCAGTATGAACTAGAGTTAACTTCATGCTACTGCCTAGTTTCTGATAACGACCATCACTTTCCGCTTTAGTATAACTACTTCCAGCTGTAGCATAGCTCCCTTTGGGCTGGTATTTACCATCTGATTCTGATTTTGAATAGCTGTAACCAGAAACTTGATAACTCCCTTTCGGTTGGTATTTACCGTCAGACTCTGCCTTTGTATACGATACTCCAACTAATGCATAATTACCCGCTGGCTGATAATTCCCTTTACTTTGATAACGTCCGTCACTTTCCGCTTTAGTGTAACTACTTCCAGCTATCGCATAACTCCCTTTAGCTTGGTATCGGCCATCCGATTCGGTCTTAGTATATGAAGCACCCACTAATGCATAATTACCTTTAGGTTGATAATTCCCCTTAGGTTGAAAAGCATCCGTAGAAGCTTTCTGGCTCATAACATGAACGGTGGATGTTCCTGCACTTTGAGTTACATTACTTTTATCAAATTTATTATTAAGCCCACTATTTAGCGCTGTATTGGTCGCATAATCACCTGACGGTTGATAACTTCCTTTCACTTGATATCGTCCATCACTTTCCGTTTTGGTATAACTATCCCCTTTGTTTGCGTAGTTCCCTGCTGGCGCATAATTACCCTTTGGCTGATATTTGGTGTCGGTTTCTTCCTTTGAGTAGCTATAACCGGATGGTGTGTAATTACCTAATGGTTGAAAGCGTTTATCGGATTCACCTTTTGAATATGCGCCCACATCGCTTGCTGTGGCATCCGCTTTTAACTCAACCCATGCATTGCCAGCAACCGGCTCGATATTGTTATTCTCAACTTTAGACTGCCAGACTTTATTTTTATGATACACAATAGCGCGTATCGCATACGGCTTACCGGCTTCAGCCCATTTTGGAAAACCAAAAGATTGGATTTCACCAATCGCTTCCGTGATATCGTGAAATATCCCATTCATTTTTTCACGTTCAATATCTTTCGCAGCAGGATCTGTGACTTGGTCACGTTCATAGTCATAACCATAGCCTTGTGTATAAGATACTGAGCCGTCTGGTTGGATTTCTACGGGTATAGAAACCTTATCCCCTTGTGTTGCAAAGGGGGTTTTAAAAATAGTTGTCATAGGAATTATGCTCCGAAGTTACTACCTAAGAAGTTTTTACGATGTTGACCAACTCCAAAGGCTTTTTTAGTCACAATACGATATTTGACGCCAACACCAGAAGGGCGAGGCATTAAGTCGAAGTTTTCGAGAAGAACACGTAAGCGTTCGTCGGGATTAAAGTTGAAAACGTAATACATGTAAGTCATGTCCAACGGATCAAGGACAAAGACTTTACTGTCATCACGCCAAAAGAAACGTTTTAAAAACTCATTAATATTGGTGACCGTAGGACTTTGTGTAAGATTAAAATAGCGCATCCGCACTAACATGCGTTTCTGTTCAACCGTCAGTGACAAGGTGTAATCCGCATTACGTCGGAAGTTAGATTTAAAATTGGCTTTCTTTTTGCCAAAACCAAACCCGACTTTATTTTTGTCGCTTGGTGGAATATCAATACCTAACGGTACATCCAGAATGCGTGACCAAATCGACAACCCAAAGTCATTCGCAGTATCGATATTAAACACATCCCGGTACCAATTTTGCCAAAATAACACCATCGACTTTTCAAAATGAGAGGCTTTAAAACTGGCGAGTTTCTTTAAATTCTCTGCATCTTCATACTGCCAAAGGATCGCTTTTAATAGGTCTGAATGAAACTCAAATTGTTGAACGTTCATACAATCATCACTTGCACAGCACCCCGTTGCAAGCGTGCGATTTGATTAATGGCAATCGGAATTAACGCAACATTCCACACTTTCCCGTCCAGTGACAATTCAACTTTAGTGACAAATAAACGAGGCTCAACAGTATTTACCGCTGAAGCTATCTCAAAAGGCGATACTTCACGTCCAACAATCAAACCGTTATCGCCGTCTAGCTCTCCACGCGTCCATTGTTCTATAGCACTGGGAATAATAGTTTGCGCATCAACAGACGATTTTTTAACTGTCACTCGACAAAAAACGGTGATCTCTTTAGGGCGTGAAAATTTCACTTGGTATTCTTGTCCACTCACCGGCTCTACAACACCAATTTCTATCTCGCCATTAAAAGCCGATCCAATAGTTTTTGTTCTCAGTAATGATTTAGCAATTTCATTACTGTCGCCCCCTTCAACACAGACATAAATGCTATGAGGTAACAGAGAAATTCCATCAATAGTGAGCACCGCATCAGTGTAGTTCTCTCGAAAAGAAAGTGAGTTAACGCCCTCTAGCTCATACAGTGAAGACGTGATCGCTTCTGCGACACTGACGGTATTTTTAGCCAGTGTTTGCTTACGTCGTCGTCTTGCTTTGATATCAGATTCAGCATAACGACCAACAACCGCATGAGTGGGGTTATTGACTTTCTCCCAACCTAATACTGAGCTAGCAACAGAATTCAGTTGGCCGGCACCGCATTCAACAGGGCCATATTCAACCGCCCTCATATCCCCTGTTGCTTTGCCAGTATTATCAATAATCAAGGGTGAAACTGTTTCGAACATGGCACCGGCAACACTGGATGCTAATGAGCCCTTGGGAATAATCGTGCCGGGTACGCCACTAAATTCAACGCTGGAAAGATAAGAACGAGTGGCATTAATGCGTTGGCCACCCATTAGGGCCCATATTGCATCAAGAAAAACACCACCAGCAATATCGGGATTGATTTGATTTGCTAACTCGGCATTATTCCTCACCATTGCATCACGGTTTTCAACTTCCATCGTCGCCAATGCCCCTTGTGGTGTCTCAGGGACAAGGTTAATCGATTGACCAAACACCGCACGAAACTCGCTTTCGACTTCATCACGTATTGTGGCCGTGTCGGGAAGAATAACGCCTTTATTATTAATATAACGATAATCAGCCATTCAATGTAAACCCTCCGTATATCGTGCGAATTGTCGCTTGGTACTTCAATTCACCGTTCTCGACTGTGGCGCTAAAATGGGTCACTTCAACCACCTCTTCAATTTCGCTCATACGTTGTCTAAATGCCGTTTCAAACATCGGGATATCAGCTTGGCGACCAAAGGTTGTTGGCCAGAACGGAATGCCTTTATCTTTTTTATGTAACATTTCACCACGAACCGCTTTAGCAAAATGCTGACAAAGGTTTTTAACCGCATCGTCTTTTTCACTGAATTGGAGGTTTCCATCAGGGCCGATAAAGAGATCATTATTTTTATCGATTGAAAATGTTCTCATAGAGGCGCTCCTGAATTTCCATGACCGGTCTCAACACCACTGTGTTGATGCGTAGAACCGATATCTTTTCCGTTATGTTTCATCGTGCCACCGTTTGATTCACTGTTACCGTTTACGCCATGATTACCATTTACCGTCACGTTACCGTTAAACTCATTTTCTGGTGCGTTAGAAATGAATTTAGGCGCATCTAAAACCGCTTTATCTTTATGTAATGAAAAACAAACCGAACCGTCCATTGATTGAATGACTAAGGCATCAATATTCTTTCCATCAATCACCCATCCTTTGATGGTGTCGGGGAAAAACATTGCATCACTAAATGAATGGAGGCGTGCGGTATTAGGTTGGTCTTCAAGCCCTCCACGTTGAAATATCAGGCTAATATCACGGTCATTGGCTTTTATCCAACCGAAATCACCCGGCTTAATCGGTGCGCGAATAAAGAAACCACCTCCCCCAAATCTAAAAACGGGAATGTTGGCCAATGGTGCTCGCCCGACTGTTCCCCCTTCAGTTGTTACCATCATCACCAGTGGTTTGATAACAGCACGATTGGTTTTATCGTCATAACTGACCACTGTTGCAGGGAGCATGTCCTCTGTATTCATCATCAGGTTACGAAATGCAGACGATAGCGCACCTGCCAGCGAACCATCACTGGCAATATCAGTATTGGGTTTATTCATGGTTATGCTCGTTTACAGGTAGCCTGATAAAAGAAAGGATCATCATGTGACGCAACATCGAATTTCAGTTGTTCAATGATATAGTCGCCATTAAGTGCAGAATTGAATTTACTCTCGAGTCGTAGCATTCCCCCTAGTTCTGAAGCGCCATCAACTAAGTAGGTAACGGACAACCCTTTTTCGGTGGCTTTGGGTATACCCACCATTCCAGATTTCATGCTAAGAATACGCAAGCGCCCTTTTAAGGCTTGGTTATCATCTTTGACAAACAACGTATCATCATCAATAAACGCTTTAACGTTTCCCGCTTCCTGCAGTCGTTGTACTTGCTGTAATGCTGAACCGCAAAAATACCAGTTGGCAATATTTTTATCGGTAGCTTGAAAGTCCAATCTAACCTTGCAATCCTTCGCCACCGATGAAGCGATCTCGCTCATTTTCTGCATGGCGCCACCACTAGAAGAAACAATATCACCTGAGTTGGCGTTATTAGTTTTAGCTTTAATGGTTAGTGTCACATCAGGAGGCGAGGCAATTTCTGCACTGACAATATCCCCGGTAAAGATACGAAATAATCCCGTATTGACGCGCCCTACTTCAAGGTAAAGACGGCGAGTTTGTTTGCCCTTATGATAAGGGCTGGTTTCAGTGAGAAGATAATCTCGAGTGTGGACGTTTAATCCATCAATGCTAACTGTGCATTCATTTTGTAAGGGGTTTGCGTACTTGGTGCCGTTAGCTTTAATACGCAATCCTTCATACCACTGCAGTCGTTCTGCAACTTCAATCCCCACCCGTATTCGTCGTAAGTCCATCATCACTCCAAATAATTAATGATTGGGTTCTATCAAATGATTCATACCAGGGCAGATCATCATTTTCTGTTATAAACGCTAAATTTGTACCATCAGTCAGGTAGCGATAAGGAATGATAGGTGTGTTTGCCACCGCACGCATTCCCACTGCGATAACCTCACTTTCTCGTTCAATATCAAGATACATCGCATGGCGACCGGCTTTTATTGTTAGCGTCCAATTAACTCCTTCTAAATTGACGGATAAGCGTTGGTTTGGAATAGCTTTTAAAGGTATGACTTTCATTAGAAGCTCCAATCACCATCTGCGATACGTGTTGCGAACGAACCTTTTTTCTTAGTCTCAGTATCCGCGTCTTTAGTTTGTACATTTCCTCGATTTACCGTTGATGACTGCGTTGGCTTTTGTGTAGATAGAGGCGGTAATTCTCCGTATTCAGGCTCAACAGTACGCCACTCAACAAACCGTAGTGGCAATTTTATGGCATCAATCATGTCGGGTATTTCATCATGATTAAAACCCGTCAATAACATGGGCTGATAGGTTTTTACTCGAGTTTGAATACCAACCAGTTTGTGTTCATCAAAAACTTGTTGCATCGATGAAAAGATGTTTTTCATCTCTCCCGTTAACACCAAATCCATACCAATCTCAACGGGGTTAATGATCACATGATCACTGCGAGTTTCACCACTTTCAACTTGAAATTGCGTCGCCTTATGTTCATCTCTCACATTGACTTGAATCGGACTCACACTATCAAACAGTGTAGAAAACGACTCTAAATCAAAGATTTTGACTTCTGTAAGCACTTTAACCTCCCAAGCCACTAGAATGTTGTTGATTAACATTAGCTATTTCATCTTGTAGCGCATTGCTAAGTCCACTTGCGACACCTTGTGCATCGGTTGCTTGAGTTTCAACCTTGATTTCCCCAATGCTTACGTTACTTTCATTCTTCACATTGGATTGATTACTAATAGCTTGGCTTGTAATCGGGTTCATCGCATTGTTGGCTATCGCATCTAACTGTGCATTGGCTTGAGCGATAGAGTGTCTAACCGGTGGCTGTTGTGTCGTTTGGCTTTTTTCTTGAGGAATGGCATATTCAATCTCACTATTATCATTGACTTTTCGCTCTACGTTTTGATTGACAGTGATTTCTTCATCGTCACCGAACCCGAAAAACTCTTTAGCCGATTTCCAACCATTTTTAACTGCATCAAGCCCTGTATTTACCCAACCAATGATTTTTTCGACTTGCTCCCACATCCATTCAAACGCACCCACTACGGCATCCGTCACCGTAGTAAAAACACCCGCAAAGGACTTACCCCACCCTGCAATGACAGAGATACAATTAATGAGAAACTTAACATAAGCTTTTAAGCCTGAAGCCATTAGCTCCCAACCAGCGACAACAATATCTGCCACAACACCAACGATAACTTTTAGATATTCAAAGAGCTTTTTGAATGTTTCCCATAATGCAAGAATGATAATTTTCAACTGAGGGTATTTTTCAAGAATACGCCCAATCATCGAATCGTTGCCGTCGATAAAGTTCATGATATCGTCATAAACAATCGCAAATGCGGTAGCTAATAGTGCAATAACCGCGATGATGGCAATAATAGGGAAAAGTGTTGTCCATGTACTAATACTGGCCAACTTCATTGCATGGATATATTTCCCCATCAATATAGTTGCAACAGCAGTAAAAAATCCCACTACAATGTTTTTGTTTTCCTTACAAAAAGTGACTAATTTTGTTAACCACTCTAATCCTTTAGATAAAGCGGGGATCACCATTTCTAAAAAGCTATTCTTCAACAACCCTGATGACTGTTGAAATTTCGCCATAGCACTATTAAATTTAATCGAACTTTCAATACTCTCTTTACTAATGCCTGAATACTCTTTTTGAATACCCATTGTGCGCTCTAATTCCTTGCGCCCTTTCATCATTAACTCAATGGTTTTTTCGTCCGAGACCCCCATGCCCTCCAGTGTTCTCTTCGCTTTATCAAAGCTCATGCCTTGAACTTTGTCCGCTGTCTGAAGTACTTTTTCCATTGAGTCTTTAGTGTTACCAAACGCATTGGCCATCGCGGATAAATCAGCCTGTGCGGATTCTCTAGAACCGCCTAATTCAGCTATTGCACCAGAAAACGCATCAACGTCTGCAGTCGCAACGCCGATTTGTTTACCCAGCTTGTCCAGCGTTTCAATCTCTTGAGAACGAGAAACGGATGCGGCAAAAATACTGCCAATACTCATCACAATACCGACAGCGCCAAGTGCTTTTGTCGCAAATCCTGCAACAGAACTTCCGGCTTCTTGATATTTAGAGCCAGTTTCTGAAAGTTCTTTTTGTAGGTGTTCTTGGGCTTTAGCTTCGTCAATTGCTGTCTTTATGCCTTTTGTCCGCATCGTTTCAATAAATTGCGTATAATCGGCATTTAATGCGGTAACAATGGCATCAATAACCTCTTTACCTTCACGATTCTTTTTCTCTGCATCAGTGAGCGACACCAATTCATTATTGAGAAGGGATAACTCATCTTGCATCTGTTGATATTGGGCATTGAGCGTTTTAGATGAAACACTACTTTCATTAATGCCTTGTGACAGTTCGTTACGTTGGATATCAAGCAAGTTCATTGATGACTTTAGTTCATCAATTTTAGCGGTGACTGAGGCTATTTTTTCTTGTGTATCACCCGCCTTAACCTCAATATTTATCGCTTCCCCTGCTGATAACTGTTCAATGCTGGCAATCACGCTTTGAATAAAATCACTCACTGATTGCGAGTTGTCCGTCGCACTTTCTTTAATGCGTTCTATCTCCGCAATCAGACTGTCAGCAACTCCAGAAGTATCACTATTAACATGAATATCGACTGAGTTTGACGATAACTCTGTCAATTGTGCGGATAGATTTTGAATAAATTGTGTAAATCCATCCGCACCGATAGTTGCGGATTGTTGCGCCTTTTTCATCTCAGCAATAATGTCATCGGTCGATTTACTCACCCGATTAAACGCATCATCGGCTTGGCTGGTATCAAATTCGAATACTTGAACAAAGGTATCTAGCAAGGCCATATGAGTTATCCTTTCGATGAAGCCAGCGCTTCGTTATAACGGTTGGTAATTGCGATCTCCCACAAATCAAACGCCTCTTCTAAATCTATTGACGTTTTGAGTTCGGTGAGCGTGGCGAAACCGGCTGAGATGATGACGGCAAAGAAGCCATCAGCGTTTTTATAATCGACGGGAGTGAACCGGTGATTTTGTTGAGCAGGAATTGGAGGAAACCTTGGCTCCCGTCTTTGCCGAAAAAACTGGTGTTATACTTCAACATTTCCAGTTCTAGACGAATAAGGGCTTCACCATCAGGCACATGGTTATCAATTAAGGTGCTTGTCTTCAGATAAATCTCTTGTCCTTCTTTTTCGACTGCAACATACGCCATCATCTTTAACATGGCTTCTTTGCTGACTTCATAGTCGCCAATTTTAGGCGCATTCGATAAAGGGTATTTCGCCAGAATTTCACGTCCAATCGTTGCTGGTAATCGGCTAATGATAAAGGTGTGCTCTTTACGATCAGCATCGGTGATCGTAATTTCTTTCGGTTTAATTAACATGATTAATATCCATAAAAAAAGGCGGAATAACCGCCTAGAATTAACGTGCGCGAGTGCGATCGAAGTCTTGAAATACGAAGGTATACGCTTTGGATTTGTGTCGTCCTGCACTGGCAACAGAGCTACCGCGACTACCATTGGTAATTTTCCCGTTACGTGCCGTGGTTGTTGAACCATCGCCATATGAGGCAACCATGGTGATAACATCCCCTGCATGCCGTTGTCCGCGACGAGCGGTATTGGAGTCAAGCAAGATAGCGAGGTTTTCGTCTTCTTCACTACCAGCTAACACGTTAATGGTGACCGTTTGAGGTGTTGGCGTTGACCAACTGACAAGATTGCCATTGATATCCATTCCTGTCTGCGCAATGTCCACTGCAGGCAAATCTAATGGATCGGCATCATCAGCGAAGGCAGTAATTTGAATACCGGAAGGAAAGGTTTTGTGTGCTTGAATAACAATACTCAAGCCAGTTGCTGATACATCATGCATATTGTGTTCCTTACACTAAGTTGTGAGAGCCTTCGACTTTACGAACCCAGTCGCCCTTACCGTAAATTAATACGTATTTCATCACGTACTCGGGTAAATCAGAGGGGCCTGTGTTTTCGACAATTTGAGCGTTGTACCAATAACCTTTGTTTTGTACATCGTGCCATGCCAAATCATCACCAGAAGCGTCTGTCACTGCGATTTTTTGCACATCAGTTAATGTTTTTCCCGCTAGAATTGTACCGTTGTTAATCCCCTTGGTTACCGCCCCTGCAATCACCATCATTGCACGTGCTTCACCGTCTTTATTGGCAGGTACTCCACGTGTGGCCATTAACAAACTAAACCACTGTTGTGAGATATAGGCCTTTAACCATTGCTCGTTAGCATGGACACTCATATCTAATGGGTTAGCAACACCACCACATAAGAAACCACGTTGATAAAAACTGATATGCGAACCTGATACGGCAGTTTCTCCGTAATAATTCACCCGTAATTTATCTAAGCGATCGGCATCGATATCAGTCGTAATTTGAGACGGAAATGTGATACCAAATTGACGATACATATAGTTTGTTGTCGCATTGGTTCGGTCATAATCTGTGGCGGACATAATGGCCATAGGCAACGCTTGAACAAAGAAGTTATCCGCTGTTTTTAGGTTTAAGCCCGTTGACGCAGTCCCCACCAGCGCTCCGCTAAAATCTTCAGCATTTTTATTAGTCACAGATAAATGAAGTTGATACTTCACATTTTCACCAGCCACATACTGCGCCAACTCTACGGCATGCTCTAATGAGAGTTCCGTTAAAAACGTTGCACTACCAAAAGAGTCAGAAACAGCCTCAGAAGCAATAAAGGCTTGTAACGGAGTTTGTGCAGGATTACCGGCTGATGATGTGCCATGACTGATATTCATCGCATCAGCAAGCACAGATGAGCGCACACTAATATCCGCACGCTCTTGTACGCCACCGCTAATGACAAAGGCACTATCCAGTGAATTAAACGTGACATAGGCGCTAGCAAATTGAGGCTCACTTTCTGCGTTTAATTTCGCTTGCACAGCTGTCGCAACATCCGCGTATGACGTACTTTCAGTAAGATCAATTCCTGTGATTGTTTTTGCCACCTTGCCGATGGTGATATTGAGTTCACCCTCATTAATCAATTTTAAATCAGCTAAATCCCCTGTTTTATCGCCAAACAAGGTAGGCGCTCGACCAACAGGCTCATAAGATGCGATTTGCAGTTCTTTGGGCTTGCTTGCTGGTGCTGGACTGACATAGCTGAAATACTGTCGTGCAAAATGTGCCTCGGGTGAATCAGTACCCAATAAGTCATCGACTTGGCCACTGGCAAATTCAAGCACTTTACCTGCTGGGATTTTAGGGTTAGTTGAAAAAATACGAGCCGTGAGCTTGCGCATCGGTACAGCAGACGCGCCAATCACCGCACTCGCGATATCGACATAGCGAGTTTGTTTGATAGACATAACGTTCCTTAAATACGATAGATATCGGGATACAACGCACTAACGGCGTCTGTATCAGGATGAAGTGTGCGATTAAATGTCACATTGAAATCAAATGAGGGGTTTTGTTCGTAGTTGCCCTGGTCATTCAGAAAATAGGGCGTTCGAATACCAGTTGCCCGTTGAGTACCGATACCTTGTTTTCGGAGTGCTTCAACAAACGGTAATGAGTTGGCAATCATTCTGACAATTGCGGTAATATCAATAGCCGTATAATTGCCTAACTGGGTAATAAAAGCCTGAACTTGGTACGTTTTTTCGGATAACTGGTTTTCTTTATGATTAGCTTTATTGCCTTGAACGTTATATTTACGCCCTTGCCAGCCATAGCCGTTTTCATTGATGGGAAAGAACATCACCATATTATCTTCACGGCCTTGCTTTGTAGATTGGAAACCGGCTTTAACAGGGATCTCAATGCCGACTTCTTTTAACTGCAACAAGAGTTGTTTGCGAATAGCAACATCAACCTCATAATCCGTCATAAGTACCCGCCTCAATACAGATCACCGATTTCCAACCGTCTTGTTCGTACCAGTCTGCATCACCCACAATATCGTACTTCTTACCATTGAATACGAGAAAATCAGGGGATGTACCACGTTGCACAGCTTTAATATCATGAGAGGTATATAAACGCCGGTACACTTGGCTTGTATCTAATCCCATTGATTGAACATCTTGGGTATCGACCGCCTGCCAACTGCCACGAACTTCTACGGGATCGTAATAGTAATTCTGGTCATTTCCTCGTTCATCAGGCCCACGTTCCTTAAATCGAAACCAGAGCACCTTTTGCTGGGGAATATAACGTGAAGCGATACGATTTAAGTTACCAAACATTATTTATCCTCCACTGCGAAACTAACCGCTTGAAGCATTTGGCCGGTATCAACTAACGGCTTATCGGTGGCTTTCCCTTTGCTGTGACGGCGTGCTCTTGCTTTGACCGTTGAATCATCGAGTGCCGGTGTTGTGACTGCTTTTATTGCCATTTTCACATCGCCCGCAATCGTCGCACCAATTTGTGCCAGCCCATTATCCAGCGTGATGTTGCCCTTGATAGAAGCTTTCACAGCACGAAAAATTAACTGACTATAATCCTGCTTTTTATCATTCATGGTCGGTCTTAAAAATGGGCGAGGAGGAATGCCACCAGCGGGATAGCCCAACTCTTGAATAGAAGCAACATAAGCAATAGGTGTTCCATTGGGATACTTTGAATGCTCAAAGAAACCAACACTTAATCGCTTTTTAGCCAATTCATCGTAAACCGCTTTTAATTGCGCTAATTTAGTCATTAACGTAATCGCCCTCCTCGTGTAAACCGCCCTCCTACCCCACGAAATGCTGAACGCTCACCGCCACCACCAAAGTATTGAGGTACACTACAACGCTTAATCAGTGCTAGAAACTGCTGGCCAAAGGTTGTCATTTTAAACCAGTGCGACCAATCAGAACCGGCAGGCGGTGCCGTAAATGACACACTTACTTTATCGATAGTCACACTCGTCACCACACCGGTGGGCGACTCATCATCAGCAATCATTTTTCTGAGTGTTAGCATGTGTGCAACCACGAGCATCCACAGCTCGTTAGTACAAACACCCTTACAGGCAGAGAAATAGTTCAACGCAGATTGAGCAATGATAAATATTTCATCATCACCCACACCGTTAAACTGCGGATAGAGCACACGGAATGATGTTAAAGGAAATGTGCTCGTCTCCATAATCACTTACCTTTTTTGTTGGTTTTAGGAACGTCTAACTTTTCAGCCTCTAACGATTCAGGGGTGTCAGGGGCTGATTGGTCGCTAGCTTCCATATTGGTGGCAACTTTTTCGGGATCTTCTTTGCGTTCTTCAACGGTAATATACCCATTGTCACAATGAAGATTGAAAACGTGATTTTCTTTGAGCTGTTTATATTGTTCATCAGTAATTTCTGTCACACGGCCACGCGGTGTATACATGTGTTTGGTCATCACGTTCGCTTGACCGGCAATAAACACTTTCCCGTCTTTCACGGTATAGTTCTGGTCATTCGATAAGGTGCAATATGCGTAAAGAGGCATGGAGTGTTCTCCTGTTGTTTGGATATAAAAAAGCCCTCAAATGAGGGCGCAAAAAGAGAAGTGGTAAGATTAGATGCCGGTTAAGCGTGTTACCGCCCACGGACGGGTCACAAATACACCTGCAGTCGCATTGGTCGCATCTTCCATATACCCTTTAATTTGGTTGAGTGAACCTAATAACTGGTATTTCACAGGCACGACTTGCAAGATCACCGCACTGGTTGCCGTTGAACCATCATCAATACTATCTGCGAACATATAGGCCACATCAGCCCCACCATTTGCGCCAACAAATTCAGGAGAGAAAACCAGACGCATATTGGGATAGTTTTCATTTATCCATTGTTTGACTGTTTCACCGCGTGCGACAGGATTAGCCACATTCAGTGCAGAACGAAAGCCCAACGGCAATGTTAAGGTGATTGGCGTGTCATCTTTAATAATACCGCCAGAGCTCGTTTCAATACGCGAGAACATATCGGTAATATCGGCAGTAATATCTGCAAATGTTCCGCCTTTCCATTTGCCTTTTGCGGTTTCATAGGCAGGCAAGTTAGGCTCATTCATCAAACCAAAGACGCGCGTTTCAGGGCTATTAAATCCGTAGTAACCCACACGCTCACGGCCTTGCTCTAATGATTCAGTCACTGAATTGCGCTTTTCTTCCATCGCAACAAAGCCTGCAGACGATTGGCGCGCTTCTTCTAATTTCCCCACTTGGAAACCTAATTCGAAACGAACAAGACCACGGCGCTCTTGGTCTTGTGCATAAGACGCTAATGGCACATTGGTATGATCACCATAAAGCTCGGCTTTACCGGTTGGTGTCGCCACATTCAGAATGATCTCTTCATCATGCCATTCGCCAGCGTTGACGATACCGGTGATTTCATCTAACACACGCACACGCGTTGCGGTACGAATAACACCGGGCAAAACGTGTTGCAACATTTCGCGTTGAATTAGCCCCCCCTGCATTGCACCACCGCTAATCGCGGAGTCCATCGCAGAAAAACCACCAAAGCCGATTTGCGCCAATTCTCCGTATGTCCATTTCTGGTCAGGGTTAATATTTAGTTGGCCATGTTTTTTGACATCACGGCCAGACATGTGAAACTTAATTTTACTGACTGGCATTATTCACCTTCCTTTGGAGATGCTGGATATGGGATTTCTGTTAAACGAATAATGCCCAAGTGAGCACTTTCTGTGGATTCAAGATGTCGGCTGATAAAACCAATGACACGATCACCGGCACTAATGGTGGCTTTAGAAGATAGCGAGCCGTCAGCTTCATCGAAGACAACCGGTGCGTTGATTTTTCCTGCCACTTCTTTTAGCTCAACGAAAACTTCCCCCATTGTCAGGAATTCGCCCTGTGTGCCATTACGAGCAAATTGTTCTTCGATACGATAGGCTTTAGGGTTAATCATGATCCCCGCAAATGCCCCTTTTCCCCCCACTTGAACGGATTCCACTGAATCATCTTTGTAGGTATAGGCGCGACCGAAAATATTCAGCTTTTCATCTGCTGAACTAAGAATTGCAGAAACAGCGCGAATAGGGCCTGCATGACTAATTTCACCGACAACACCAGAAATTAAGCCGTTTGCTACTGATTTAGGAATTGCCATTATTTAGCTCCCCATTTATCCATAATTGATTTATTGCTCACTGCAGAGTCCATTGTTGAGCTGGGCTTTTGGGAGTCAGGCACACGCCCTTGCATCCAAGCATCAAGAGCAATCGCTTCGGTGCCTTTACTGCATTGAATACCCAGTTCTTTAACACCGTACTCCGCGACTTGTTGTTGAGTCATAGCAGAGTGGTCAAACACACCAATAAACGGTGTTAACTTATGCGCCAGCGCATCACGCGCACCAATTTGTTTGAGTAATTCACCCGTATCCATTACCGGTTTTGCTTTCTCTAATCGCTTAATTTTACGTTTCAGCGATGCCATTTCATCCATTGCGGTCATGCTACGGTTTAGGCGTTTTAAACGACGATGAAGACCATCAGTAGTTGCTTGGTCAAGATGCTCTTTTGCTTCTTCAATCGCTTCGACAGCAGTTTCAATAGCAACCTCGGCTTTCTCAACTGCCTCGGGTTCGCCAGATTCAGCCTCTTCTGTGGCGATTTCGGCTTTTTCCACCGCTTCTTCTGCTTTCTGCTCTTCGTCAGGGTCTGAATCAGTTGAAGGTTTATCTTTATCGTCTGGTTCATCATCTGTCGCAGGTTTAGCACTGGTGATTGCTTCTTTGATAATTGCCTTTAACGCTTCCAATTGCTCAGGCGTAAAGGCACCCTCATCAGTGGTTGGTTTGTCTTTGTTTTCATCTTCAGGATTCATGCGAATAAGTTCCTTAGTGTCTATGGTAATAACGGAATGGTCTTGCACAGCAACATCAACGCCAGTGCGCCCTTCATCGACTAACGCAAGGTGATTGGCTCTAATATGCCGTTGTATGGCGTCATAACGTTCACCGTTAAATTCGCCTGGTGTGAAATCGTAAATACAGCGATAACCCGGAGATAATTCAATTTTTCCCCCCTCAATTTGGTTAAGCGCTGAATTAGACAGGATTTTGATATTGCTTCTAAGGTAGGGGTATTCAAAGTAAACCTGTTCCCCGATGACCCCTTGTATCCCCTTTGTCTCTGCGGGTGTGCCGTCTTTCCCTAGCATTTCATGCTCATCAACAAAGGGCATTAATTTGAAAGAGTTAATTGTTTCTGCGCTGGCCAGTTCTTCTTGTGGTCGATACACCTTGTAAATCTTTTCAGGTATCGGTGCGCCAATTTCAAACCCTAAATAATCAAAAACCCCAACTTTAGAGATGGGGTTATCTTTTACTTCCAGCCAGCCGTTTAAATCATATTGTCGCTTTGTCATGTCTCCTCACCGAAATCTATTACGGGTGTCCAGAAGCACTTACAGTTTGGTAATTGTCCGGGCAAGCCACGCTCACCTGTCCGTTCATCAATCACAGGCGGGTTATCTAAATCAAACACTTCACCATCCAGACGCAGATGTAACTCACGAGGCTCAGCACTTCCAGCCGAATGATGCCAAACCGCCTTACGAATACCAGCAGATTTCATACGTTCATAGTTAACCGCCGTAGTAATCTTTCGCGTTTGGTCAACAGCGATAAAGTTCGCCCTTTTCTCTGTCACACTGCCAGTATGCCGAATTTCCTCTAATAGCGTCTTTGCGCCTTCACCACCTTGGCTAATAGAACGTAAGGCAACACTTTCAATGCGTTGATGAAATTGCAGTGGAATGGATTTAATTAACGATACGTTTTCAGCTGTAGAGGCAATGATTTTATCTTTCAGAGCTTCGGGCATATCTGGGGTTTTGATGGTGATCCCCCCTGACAACTGTTTAAGAGAATTATCTAAATTACGCTTTGCGCCTATATCGACTTGGGAAACAAATTTATCTGCAATCTCTGTGGATTTTTGTTTGAAAATCTTATCCCATTTACGTTTTAGCCGATTAAGCCAGATGCGTGTTTGACTGGCAAAGCTGGCATCCTTCGTAAAGCCATCAAAGTCGTCATTTAATTCACTAAACACTTTTTCATAGTCTTTAATCATTGAATTAATGAGGCGTGACATGTCACCTTGATAACGACTAGAGGGCGCTACTGAATACTGCAGGGGCTTCCCTTTCATTACTGCTTGGCGAGAGGTTGCCCATTGCGCTCGCTTCGTTCGTACTCGTATTCGCCTCGACATAATCTGCCTCGTTCACTTCAATACCGTAATAGCTAGATGCTTTATCACTGGCCAGTTTCTTGCGGATATCTAACCCATCAATCGCCCCCGTTGTTGCATAAGCTGAATCGGCTTGTGCTTGTTTAAGCTCAATATCCGCACTCTCAACAGCCGTCGGGCTATCAAGTGGTGCCCATGTGATAGAGATTTCTGTCACAGGTAAACCATCGCTACGCATTAACATGTCATAATGACGCTGTAATAGCTCTTCAAGGTCGTTTGATTGGATACTTTCAAGCTCTTCGCGGTAATTAGCCTCTTCGTATTCACCTGTTGAGTTAAAGCCTTTCGGTGTAGTGCCTAGTAGCTTTGTCGCGGGTACATTGGAAGCCGATGCCACCAGCTGATATTGCGTCATAATCGTGGCATCTAAATCCGCTAATGAGGTGTCGAACTGTTGAACCGTATCTTCACTACCGGTCATTTGTACGCCGTAGTTATCGCGCATCTCCATAAAATAGAGCATGTTTTCGCGAATAATGTCCTTATCAGCGCTTTCTGGGTCTGCAATCCCCATCGTAAGTAAACGCTTGGTCATTGCCAGTTGTGGTGCTTCATTGGCTGTACGTTCTGAGGCATAGACACGCTCATAAATACGTTCTGGCACTGATACGCCAAAGTAGTTGTACATAGGCTTAAGCACGTTAGGAACAGGAAACGGTACAAACTTAATAAAGTGAGACTTGTGATACTTACGCCCACCAATCACATAATAGGTCGGCTCGTAGAAATCCATGCTGGCAGGATCTTGAATATTGGCGTCCGTTAAATCAGGTGTTACCCATTGTGGATCAATCTGTTTAATCCCCTTGTACATGCCTTTGGTCACACCATCGATATTAAACGGGTTTTCATACCACTCTTTCGGGTTTGATGTCTCCACAACGAATAATGCTAAACGACCACCGTATACACGCCCAAAGTGAACCAGCTCTTTAAGCTGATGTGTAATGCGGTATTTTTTATCTCGTTTGCGAAGCTTTTTACTGATAGCACGATCATCGTCGTTATCACAATCAATATCGTAGCCTTGGCGTATCGCATCACGCGCGGGCATATTGCAGGCTTTATCCACCAGCCAATGTTTGGCGATAACCGCACACATATTGTTGCCGATAAACATTTGCGAGGCATACCAAGAAGCCTGAGCCTCAGGCACACCGTAAACCTGCTCACCTTTAAATGAGGGCACATAGCTATCAATGCTATCCATCGCAACACCTGCAATTGTGGGTTGGGGTAAATTAATCCCATCAAAGCCCTGTTCTCGCGCCAGCGCAGGATATAAGTCAGTTGTGAATGCTGACCGTTTAACCGGTGCGAGTGGTTCTGTTTTTCGCCTCTTAAACGGCCACCACATAGATCATCTCCTAGTTGTGAAGAAACTGCCTTTTTTCTTCTGATATAAATCGCGTAATGCTTGCGTCATGGCATCCACTGTGTCGTCATGGCCAGCAAACGGAAATGTAGTAATTTCCTCTACGGTTTCCACAATCCACGGCGCAATATCTTTGTGAGGTAGCCACACGTTGCCAGCCTCCCACTCAGCAGTACACGCATGAGCACGAGCAACCTTGCTACCATCTGGCTCGACGGGAATTAACCCTGATACGGTTGATTTGAGAGAGTCGATTACAGCAGGGCCATTGGCTTTGTCTTCCACCAGCTTACGTCGTCCTTCAGGAAATTTTTCAGCTAACCATTTCACCGATTTTAAGGTTTCAGTAAAGCTCATGCGTTTTCTAATTTGATACAGTAGATAAGCGTTTGCGTCTTTCTTGCCCCATACCTGCCCCACCACATAGTCAGTACCGTCACTGTCTTTAAAGGTCATATCCCAACTATGGATAACCTTATCGAATTTTTCAGGTAGGTCTTTCGGTAGATAGTACTGAGCAAATTCTTCGTGGAAGATTTGACCATCACCCGGCTTAGGCGATTGTTGGTACATTGCAGACCAAAAGTAATCACCGAGGATTGCTTTTGTCTCAAGGAGTTTGTCGATTGGGTGTAACTCTGGTACCAACGCTTCTCCTTTCTCATTAATGGCAGGGAATGCAAGCACCTTGGTTTCAGGCGCTTTTTCTTTTAATTGACCAGACAAATCATCAGTTGCCCATCGAGTGGCCATGATAATTTCACCGCTATTTTTTGATAAACGGGTCTTAAAGGTCGAAACGTACCAGTTCCAAATTGATTTTTTAACAGTTGGGCTAAGTGCCTCTTTCGAGTTCTTTATCGGGTCATCAATAATGCCGAGGTCAACTTTCTTACCCGTTAATGGGCCACCTACCCCGGCACAAACATAACTGCCTTTGTGATTAGCGATACCGAACTCGTCAGAATTACGTTTAACTGCAATTCCATTTTCAGGCTTATTGCCTAACCAACTTTTAGGAAATAGCACGCGATATTCATCGGACATCATAATGCGCTGAACATCGGTATTCATATCACCGGCTAAATCTGAGGAATAAGACAGCGCACCCACACGCATGTTAGGGTATTTTCCAAAGAAATAAGCGGGAAGATAGCGAGAAACAATATCAGACTTACCGTGTTGTGGCGGTGCCCCTAATATTAATTTAGGGCGCTTACCTGCCATCATATCAATCAAGAACTGGTCGAGCGCATCACATACCGTCTGAGAAAAATGGCTTGTGATGTATTTAGGGTTTATATACTGAATAAATTCGTGCAAACTACGTCTAGCTATCTCTCTCCTGACTTCTTCATCAAACAAGTCGAAATTGACATCCATAGAGATACCTAAAGTGACAAAAATAACCCTTTCATGCCGTAATTGGCACGAAATGATTTTCATGTTTTTGATAACAATTGATTAACAATAAAACGGCATTAAAACAGAAAGAAGATTGTTACTTTTAGCGGTTTTGGTTGTGTTTTTAGTTGAGTTCAAAAGTGAAGGGGCGCATTAGAACCATTATGTTAAATAGAACTACTTTTCACCCTTTTTTCTCAATTGAAGAAGTTGCTCGAAGCTTAAGTGACTTAAATCTATTCCTGTTGTTTGAATAGGACCACCATCGACACCCGTTAATTCCGTCTTGTTCTTCAGCATACCTAAATGCTGTGCAACCATCTTAAGCGCTTCATCTTGATTACGGGTAATAACCTCAACACCAAACTTCCCTTCTTTCACGCCAGCAAATACTCGACGCGCTGGCCCTGTTAAATCACGTGTATCATGGAAATGCGCACGACCAATACCAGCACCATTACAACGCGGACAATCAGGATTTGGATCTAATGTTTCATCGTAACCGTAACCACCCACATCTTGTGGAGGCGGTTTATTGGCTGTAAGCGCTTTCTTAATAGCGTCTTCAAACTCTATCGAATCACGCCATTGGTAATTGAAACCAAAGCCCCAGCAATGACGGCAACATAATCGACGGTATTCAGTCAGCTCGTTAACGTCTGCCGTTGCGATATCCCACCACATTTTTAATACAGCATCTTGGGTTATCTCTGTTCTGCGTTCCCGTTCGGCTAATGCGTCAGTGATTGCCCGATTAACCTTAACATTTCTATACATCCGACTTGCGCTTGCGTATGCCGTATTTCCTTCACATTTACCACCAGCACGTTTATATGCAGCAGTCCTATTTAGGTCAATAAGGTATTCATTAACGAATTTAGCCTGTAACTCAGTAAGCCCGTAATTGCGCAGACTAAAGGTGTTTTGATCATCATGCGCATTACTGGATTCATTACTCTGCGCATCGGGTATATCACTCTTGCGCATTGGCTCTTTTGCGCTTTCTTTTTTCTGCGCAGTGCGCAATTTCTTGTGCGCAGTTTTTTGCGCATTCTGCGCACTGGATATTTTGATATATCGTCGGGCTGTTGCGTAGTTTAGTTCCTTTAGTTCGCACCACTCTTTAGGGGATATTCCTGTTATAGCATGTTCGGCGAGGAACTGTTGTTGTAGCATCCCCCAATCCGGTTTTGCCATTGTGTTTATCTCCTCGAATAAATCTCTATCAACGCCACTCAATGAATAATGAATGACGTTTGTAGAATTTTATAAAATACCAGGCTCTACAGGTGACAGTTCACCTTCTTCAAACCAACCATCAACACCACGACCATCAGCCGTCAAATAGTGAATGAGATACTGATTGGGGCTATTATTATATTCGGCACGGGCTTTGATATGTCCTTCTTCACCACTGATGGTAACCTGTACAACCTGACCTAATTCATGTTTAAACATATTTTTTGTTCCTTTGATAATAAAAAAGCCCCGCTATTGCGAAGCTCGTTGTTGTTCAATTTCCCGTATTGCTTTCTTGTCTGAATTACATTGCTCAATAACCGATAACAGGGAGATGTTTAACATTAAGGATTCTCCCCATGTCATTTGTTCTGGTATGTATGGCAATAGACAATCAGCGGTTAGGTGTGCTGGTATCGCTATGTGCTCCACTGGCACGTATTCTTTCTGAATAGTCGTGCATCCTGATAAGAGCATCACTAGGAATAGCAGTATTGGCGCAATCATTATTGACAAGAACAGTTTTGATAACCGTTTTAACTTTTTCAGAATCCACGACCGACCTATTCCGGGCGTCACTATTAATTGATGAGACATTATTGATAATCCTGAATGTTCGGTTGGCGTTTTCTGTGATTGAGTTTTGACGTGATAGTTGTTCAGTGAGTGATAATTTATCTTTTTCTAACTTAGTAATACTTTTACTCAGTTTATCAAGATGGTTACTTTGCCACGCAATGCAGATGATCATCACCAAGATAATGCCAACGGACACTGTTGTTTCGCCTAGCTTCATAATTAGTACCGATGATGTGAGAGAGCTACCTGACAGCGCTTTTCTAAACTGGCTTTATCATTAACACATGAATTATCAATTGAGAGATAAATGCCACCAGCAACAGTGATGAGTAGTGCAAGGATAAAACCGACAATGATGATTAAAGGTTTCCATGACATAGTGCTGACTCCGCCTCTCTACGACTGACTAACCCTCGCCATACCTTTCCACCTGCATAAACCCAGCGTTTCATTTCTTCACAGGCACCATACTGATCACCTGCATTTAATTTCTTGAGCAATGTAGAGCGTGCAAAAGCCGTGGTGCCGACATTGAAAGCAAAGGAATATAAAGAGGCTTTTGTTTTATCATCCAGTGGTACTTTAACCAGGACATCAACTTGCTGTTGCGTTCTAATAAAGTCTTTCTGCAGTAACTCATCACATTCTTGCTGTGTGTATGTCTTACCTTGAATGATGTCATTTCCAGTGTGGCCATAACAAACCGTCAGAATTCCAGCAACATCACGGTATGGTTCATAACGCACTCCCTCAAAGTAACCAATCACTGTTAGCGCAATACTTACCGCACCGGCACTTGCAACTGCTGTCACTTTCTGTTTTAGGTTCATTACATGTCCTTTTTAGCTTTAGTCAGCATCTCGCCAACTATCTTTTCTATGTCTTGTGGATCACTAGAACAATTTCGATGAACTAATTCAGCAAATAACGCTGTTCGTTTCCGTTGTTCTCGCCATGTCATCAGATAAGTTGCTAATCCAAGGAGCATGCTGAATCCCATCCCTATTACAAATCCCCATTCATAAAGTGAGAGACTTGCAAAAAAGGCAGTTAAGCCAGCCGTTCCGTAGGTAGCATTGGTTAATTTGTCCATGCGCATATACACCCCCTACGGAGTGTCCGAGTTGTTTGTGTTATGGGAAATGAAATTTCACCACACTCTCGTAGTGGCCACGCTCATGCCCTTGAGTTTATAACCCCAGTTCGGCTCTGCTCCCTGTGGGATCTAACCAGTGCACGATTGGCTTTCATGCTTCGTTACCGGTGCTTCTTTTCTTATTAACCCTTACCAGATGCAAAGCTGGCTCTTTACTAGGAGACTCGGGGCTGAATCATGACATCAGCATGTAAAATACGGCTAATCCGCTTTATGACTTCATGTTATTTATTTCCTCTCTTGTTTGTTCAAATCGCTCTTTCTCAAGTTCAACTCCAAGAACTCGACGATTTAACTTTAATGCGGACTTTAGTGTTGCACCCGACCCCATAAAAAAATCAGCAACCAGATCACCTTCGCGACTGCTTGAGCGAATAATGTGTTCCATCATTTCAGCTGGTTTTTCACAAGGATGTTTACCTGCGTAATATTGCACAGGTGGATACGTCCACACATCGGTGTAAGGAACATCAACGGTGACAGAAAAAGGACGGCGCAATAATTGATATTGTTCAGCAAGCTCTTGGTACTCTCGACTAAGAGAAGCCTGCACCTCTATCAAATCAGTATGATCACGATTTAAAGGATTACTACTAAACTTTTCACTTGCTACGCGATGAAACAGCTCCTGCAGTTTTTTGTAGTCAGACTCACTCGGTAGTTGCCATTGGCTGTAACTAAACCAGTGTGAAGCCATTTGTTTACCTGTGGCCTGTTTTATTTCTTTTGCTGTTATTCCTAACGATTCACGTGCAGATTTAAAATACTCAATTAAAGGCTTAAATACATTTTCTTTAAGCGCTTTGCATTGCTGAAGATAAGCACTACTTTTGCCCTTGTATGGACTTTGATAATGTTCAGCAAATAAAATTCTTTCAGTGCTTGGAAAGAAACTACGTAAATCAGCTTTACATGCCCTGCGCCAAGGTCCTGATGGTTTAGCCCATATAATGTGACTTAGAATATTAAATCTTTCACGAACGAGTAATTCTGTATCTGACGCTAGTTTCGAACCGCAAAAGATATAAAGGCTACCGTTAGGCTTTAATACTCGCCAAAATTCCGCAAGCATTTCATCAAGCCAAGATAAATATGATGTTACGTTTTCCCACTGATTATCCCAACTACAAGACTTCACCTGAAAGTAAGGCGGGTCAGTTGCGATTAAGTCAATACAATTATCGGGAAGTGTTTTTATATAGCTGAGTGAGTCATCATTGACTAAATTTACACTGTTTAAATTCACAGTATTTTTCATAGATCAGGAGAACCTTTTTTGATAAGCTCACTATGCTTTGTGCACATAAGCAGTGGGCTTTAGTTTGTCCGTGATCTACCAGAACGGGTGAATGACTGTAAAGGTGCTACCAACACTTTTACAGTCGCCCATTTTCACAGTATTAGATATTTTGAAATGTGTTTTCTTTGATGTTTTCTTTGATTAGCCCCGCCATCGCCAACTGAGTTAATATCAATTGACAACGTGGCTCAGTTAAATAAGTAAACTGTGCAACTTCGCCAACAGTTACCTCTTTCGTATGCGGAACAACTTCAAAAACAAGTCTTGCCTCTTCTGTCATATCACTATGTTTTAACATGATATTTTAATACCTTTGGTCAGTTATTGGTCGCGAACACACATGTAACTCTGAACAAAGTAAACAGCAAGTCTTATCTGTTTTAGATACAAAAAAACCCAGCGCTTAGGCTGGGTTAGTTGGTGAAGTTACAAAAAAGGCAACTTACCTTGAAATAGTGGCTCATTAGTTCAAAGATGTCAACACGTTTTTGCTATTTCGCTTCTCGATCATCTCTTTTTCTCTATTTTTAAATGCATCTACTAAAGGTTGGTATAATAAATATTCAACAGCATTTAATATTTCTTCTACCTCTCTACGGCATGTAGACATAGATGGCTTTCTTTCTCTTAACATGCCATTTCTACGAGCCATTATTCTTGGTTCACTATTCTTATGATAATGACGAGCTATAGCTCTATCCGATGCACAATAAGCATATCGACTAAGTAACATATCAAACGCTTTAACATCTATGTGATAGATACTGTCAACAACCCTCTGAATAAGTAGACCATCTTCATCACTACATGTAGGCCTATACGGGTAATCACGTCGTTCTACTCTTTCCATAAATTGAGCGATCATGCTACTCTGTCGTTTATCTATACGTCCGCTATGTACCCATGTACCAAATCGAGTTAACCAATTTTGAAGCCAAGCTTCTCGTGTTTTATCAAGTTTTAACCCATCTGATATGCTCTTTATACTCGACATGCTCGTAACTCCATTACTTCTTGCTTAGTCTGTTCTAATAACTCAATCTCGCTACCATGAATTTCTTGCCATGATTTAGGTGATGCATGAAAGCCGGTTTCATAACACGCCCTATGATGAGGGGGGCATAGTGGTAAAACATCCGTATGACTAGCCCGTTGTGCCATTCCCTGCCCTGTTCTAACATGATGTATTTCCGCTCTACTTGCTCCAAATCCCATATTGCGACAACAAATACACCCCAGTTCTGCTACATCTGATAGCCACTGTCTTTCTTCTTTGGTCTTTGATTTGATCATTGGTCTTGCCTCTACGTGAAACTTAATAATTGAGATACTGCATTTTCTACAGCTTTTTGAGTGGGGAACTGTTTACGAAGGATAAAATTCCAAAGCACATCGAGTGTGGCTTTATAGAGTTCACTAAATGCTAAGTCGTCCATATTTGCAAAACTGATTGATTTAGCGACACGACGTAAACTACCGTCAGGCATTTCAAACGTGTCGTAATAACCGGCTTGCTCTACAACCCAATAGCGAAAAGCATCAAATGATTTTGTTGCTGAGATATTTTGTGCACGATTTTGTGCGACTTCTTCTAGATAGATATCGGATGCGGATAAGAGCGCGTCAGCATTATCCGTGTAATATGAAAGGAATGTGATGTAACCACGCACGAGTTCTTTTTCTTCTGGTGAAATGGTACCGCCAACTGGCTCCCAATATTCATACCCTAAGTTGAGTAATGCGAAGTATTTACGATGGAATCGAGGGTTACGAGCTTTCTTAAAATTCGCTGAAAGCACATCACCACACTTGATTTTTGAATGCAGAAAATCTCTCGTAACAGGGTTAGCCGGTACAAGAGTATCGTTAGACATTTTGATAAAGCTATGCTGTGCCATACTTGACTCTCAGTTGACACAGCAAATGTTTAGGATTGGGTGTTCAGGCCAACTTTTATAATTATACTATAGATATATTATTTTCTATAATTTTCTGAAGTTCTTTTATTGATAAAGCAGGTCTTTTCCTATGTAACATTCTATGACAATTTGAGCATACAGGTCTTAAATCTTCGATTGGATTTATTTCATGTTCTTCAGCTAAATCAGCTAATTGATTAAGATGATGAACTTCAATAAAATTTTTTCCTAACACACCATAATGACGGTAAAAATCAAAATTACATATACTACAAATGTACCCATATTCAGCTAAACACGCTTCTCTAGCTTCTGAATTCCTATCATAAGTTGTAACTGTAGTTGTCCGAGGTTTACCTTCACGATAATATTTTGAGTCTGAAACATGGGTATTGTCTATCGTGATATTGCCAATTTTTCGTTCAATACCCTTAAATAATAATTCAGCCAATTCATCTTGGACATTTTGACCTATTGTTTGAATTTTCCATTCACTATTCGTTGGATGTGGATATTTTTCTAATAATTCTTCCCTTGATAAAATTGGGATATCCGATAAAACCTTAAAAGACAATATAGCTTTATCTTCAGTTTCACCTTTTTTTGCTCTGACACTATCCCAAATAGGTAGATTTTTTGCTATTCCTTCAATTATGCCTAATCCTATTATGCCCCTATTTTTTTTACCTGTTTGTAACAAAAAAAATATATCTCCTTTCTTTATCTTCTTGATATTTTTGCTAGACCATATATGGCTATAATACTCTTCGTTATTCACTTTACAAATTGCTTCAATTCGGTCCAGCCACTTCCATTTATCAGGGTTCCATGTATAAATATAGTAATTCATAACTCCTCCTAATCTATTATAAATAGAATAGCAAATTTTAATTCATTTCAGTGTGTTGTGTTCCAAATATTTAGAATTCCTAAACATAATTACCTCGTTGATTTTTGTGGTTTAACCTTAGATTGATAAGGTGCTTTAGTTCTCACTCTTACTGATGCATAGAGGCGTTCAATATGACACTGTGTATGGTCTAACCCATCATCAGGTAATATAGGGTGATTATCACGAACAAGAAATTCGTGAGTAAAAGAGTCTTTAATTAACATGGTCTTGCCTCTAATATTTAACTTAATGGCTTGGTCGAGCCTTAATAGCTTATTTAAAATGCTCCAGTAGCTTGCTGGCCTTTTCGTGCATAGCTTTTTCTATTGTCATTTCCTTTAAATGACAACCTTTCAGCTTCCACATTACTAATATTTTTAATATAAGAATTCACCAACTGAGCATAAGCGGTACCAGTATTTCCATCACGATTTAATCTGAGAAGAATTTCCATTAGAGATTTATCAGCATTATCGTTATAAACAGCATCACGATATAAACCAATCCATACATCACAATCTTGCTCAATTTGCCCTGTATCACGGCTATCAGCGGGAGTTGGCCGTTTATCTGCCCTATCTTCCAATTTACGGTTAAGTTGGGTTAATAACAGGACAACGCAATCCATTTCTTTTGCTAGATTTTTTAACCCCGTAGTAATATCACCATATGCAATATCACGACGTTCAGCCTGACCAGCCTTGATAAGGGTAAGGTAATCAATCGCTATTAGGCCTACTTGCCCTTTAGCTCGTTTAACCTTGCGACATTCAGCTATGATATGGTTAAGATCAATACCAGGAGTGCTATCGATATACATATTCGATTCTGCAATCTCTTTTGCTCTGGCTAATGCCCTAGCCATTTCCATATCATCATGTGTACCTGTATAAAAAATATCTGCAGATACATCGCCTTCTTGAGAGATCATTCGTTCAATGATCCCACGGTCTGTCATCTCAAGGCTGAAAAGCAATGTGGGTAACTTGTGGTTTAATGCAAAGTGAGTTGCAACACGATTATAAAATGCGGTTTTACCCATTTTTGGCCTTGCACCAACAACAATTAATGATCCTCTCAATGCCTGCTTGGGAGCCATTAACTCATCCAGTGACTCTATACCCAAAGTAAAACCCACTGCATTTTTAGGATCACTAAAGCGCCTATCAACATCATCAAGCCAATCTCCAACAACATCTAGAGCAGGTCTTAAACCTTTGCTTTTTCCTGTTTTAGCGTGTTCGATAATGCTTGATACAACCTGCTGAACATTTGATAGTTTATTGTTGATATCAAGACCATCATTCGCCATTAGCATCTCTACACAAGTATTCAGATTATTGATAGCGTAACGCTGTATTGCATTATCTCGTACAATCCGAGCGTAGTTCACAATGTTAGCAACTGAAGGTAATCTACAAAGCTCCGCTATGTAAGCAAATCCCCCAACTTTTTCTAAATCACCGCTACGTGTTAAAGAGTCACTAACTGTAATGATATCTGTTGGATAATCAGATTTTATTAACTTCACTATCTCTGTAAAAATTCGACTGTGAGATCTTGAATAAAATGATCCTGATTTAACGAGTGATATTACATGCTGACGCTTATCTTCATCAGAACTGATCATCAAGCCACCTAGTACAGCCTGCTCTGCTTCAAGATTGTATGGAGGGGTGAAATAATCATTTGTCATTAGCACGCTCCTCTTTGACAGCAACATAACAACGTTCCGTAATTAAATAATCTAAATTTTTACGTCGCCATGTCCCCCCTCGCCCATTATCTCGATCCTCCATCATCCATCGACAATTACTGGCAATATACGATAAATAATTCTCCCAGCGCTCTTGATTGAATTTAAATTTTATCCAGAAATTTCTTAACTTCCGTTTACGCTCATCAGTCATCACTTTGATAGCTGGCATATCAGACAAAATATCGTGATATGAATTAATAATCTTTTCATAATTCAATTTAATTTTTGATGCCGATTTTTTGTCGTCAGGTTCTCCTGACGTACCATCAGTAATATCTGTAGTAATATATGTAGTAATCTCTGTAGGATCGAACTGCGGATTTGTTTCATCGCCACCGTCAGTTTTGTCTTGTCGCGGTCGTTCGTTTTGTTGTTCCGCGAAATCACTATTGTGACTATCCCCAGTTGCGCTTTGCGCATTTGGTGCATTTTCAATAGGTTGCGACATGACATAATCTAATTTTTCACAGTCAATTAGATAATAAATTTTATGCTCTAAGCGTTTATTAGTCTCAACCAGAATACCTCTGCTAACTAAATGCTTTCTAGCCGTAAGCTGTTCTCGGTAGCTTAAACCCGTCTCAGATTCAATTTCTTCTGATGTTTTATAAACACCTAATTTAGAGTCAGCTTTATCTTGCCAATAAAATATTTGGCTAAAAAATATTACTGCATTTACACTGCCCAAACGTTTTACTAGCCCAGGGAAATAAGCAACTGGACGTCCAAAATCTAATAACAAATCAGATGCTCTCACTTTACACCCCCAGTGATTTAGCTATATTACGGCAAGCATTTTGGTACTGCTCAGGGGTTAAATTTTTTGACAGTAATTTTTGTTTTTCTCGCTCATACTGCTCCCAAATTAACAACGCAATAACGCGTCTACCATCAAAAATATGTTGGATATCTGAGATATGAGCAGGTTTATCATTCAGCATAAACCCATTGCGGTATGTGATTTTTTCAGTTGATCTAATCATTGGTCTTGCCTCTTGAATTAATGCACGCTGGTCGGGCGTGATATCTCATTTAGTGCGCGTACTACATTGTTTATTTGGTGTGACATGTCACGACCCTCTAATAAGATTTCAGTCATAGCATCAGCAAAACGCTGAATGGCTACAGTTGCTAAATAGTTTTTGGTATCTCCGCGTACTCGAGCTAACCTCGCAGCTGGTAGAGCCATTTCAATCGCTGGCATTAACTCAGCAATTTTTCTTTGAGATGCGCGAGAATCACCACGTAACCAACGGAATATCTGTTGCCGGTTATTATTGATTGCTTTCCAGTCTGCCTTACCAGTTTGATCCTCAATGGCATATAATCGACCATGTTCTTGATTAACCACTAATCGTAAGTAAGCTCGGCTAATCTCAATGGCAACATGTTCTTGCCCTTGTTCTACCGCCCAATCTTCAATTTCAGCTCTGATAATGTTGATATCAAAATTCATTTTTGCGTCTCCTGTCGCTAGAAAAATTGATTATGCATAATCAGTTTTTTAATTTGATACCTGTAATACTGAATACTCCTTTTGGCAAGCCATCCCAAGGATTTGGATAATCAACTGGATTAAGATCATGTGGAGTTACTAACCAATTGGTTTTTGCTGACCATTCGATAGCTTTTCGACCTTTAGGGTAGTAGCTACCAGCAATAACTTGACTAATAAACCCTTGAGTTACTCCAACCGTTTTCCCAAATTCAGTTTGGCTGATTTTTTGTTTTTTTAAATACAGATCTAATTTCATGTTTTCCTCCAGCTTATGTAATAGCCGAATATTAGCAATGCTAATTTAATAAATCAATAGCAATGCTATTGGATAATTATTAGCATTACAAATAAAATACTAAAATGAACAGAAAAATATCAGAATCAGATAAAATTGCCGCCCGAAACTTACGAAACATTTGGGAAGCAAAACGAGAATCTCTGGGCTTAACTCAAGAAAAAGCCGCAGAGATTATGGGATTTGCTACTCAAGGGGCAGTAAGTCAGTATTTAAATGGCCGAACAGCCTTAAACACTGATACAATTTTAAAATTCGCATCATTATTGAAAGTTGATCCTGAAGATATTAATCCAGAGCTAAAAACGTTGTTAGACTACGTTAGACGAACAGGAAAAGAAGAAGAAATAAAACAAATAACCTCTTCTACATCAACTCAAAATGAACATACGACTTTAAGACTGATGGATGTATATGCAAAAGCAGGCCCTGGTGGCTTTATAAATAACGAATTCCCTGACACTATAAAATCTATTGAGTTCTCTCCAGAAAAAGTATTCGATTTATTCGGTAGAAAAAGTTTAAAAGGGATTGAAATAATTAACATTAGCGGTGACAGCATGTCTCCAGCAATAAACCCAAGAGATGTCGTTTTTGTTGATACTCATAATGAATTTTTTGATGGCGATGGTGTTTATGTGTTTAGTTTTGAAAATTCATTATTTATAAAAAGATTACAAAGAGTTAAGGGCAGAAAACTAGCTGTTAAATCAGATAATCCTGCTTATGAAACGTTTTATATTGAAGAGTCAGAAATGTATGATCTCCGAATTATTGGAAAAGTAATAAAATCACTTCCTATTAAAATGATTGATTTTGCATAAAATAACAATGTGTTACATACAACCACCGTCGATACGGTGGTTTTTTTTAACTCAAAATATTAGCAATGCTATTGACAATTAAAATAGCAACGCTAATATTAAAGCAACCAAAAACAACACAGCAAGTGTTTAGGTAAGTGTTCAGATTTAGTTTTGCTGTTATGTCGGAGGAGAACCATAGCTCTCATTAGCGACCTGTCATGATTACCACGACATAACGGCAAATTTTTTAGCAGTACCAAGGAATTAAATTAGTTACCGACCAAAGCTACAAGGCAGACCTGACAGCTCGGAAAGACGGGCAACTTAATTTAAATGGGGGGTTATATGAAATTTGAAGAATTACCAGAAAGTGTACAACTTATTGCAACGACTGCGTTGGCTGATGTTTTAAAAAATAGTCATCCAACAAAAGAGTCTGCGATTGAATTTGCTAACTCAGTTAAGTCTGCTTTTATTGAATTGTATAACAAAAATAATATTAGCATTCAAGTTGGCGGTATTACCGAAAATTCAACGGAAAATATCGAAGATGTTCTGGCAAGCTTCCCATCTGATGAATTAAGTATATTTCATATTGTAAAAATTGTTAATGAAGTCAACCTAAAAATACGCAATGAATTAGCTCCATATAACAATGATAAAAACGATATAAATGCTACAGCAAGAACCATATTAAAAACAGCTCTTGCATCATTAGATAGCTAGCGTTTTCTAGCAAAGAAACTTGTACTTTTAGGTAGGTTGGCTTCTACTGCTTTTTGACACTCAGGAATTAATTCCAGCATTCTTTTAGTGAATTCATCTGGAGTTGATATCTCAGGATCTTTGCTGGTTAAAGATAGAGCCATATCATAAACAAATTGTTCAGCAGAAATACCAAGAAATATTTTTTTATCACTCATAATTCAGTTCCTTAAATACGTTGCGGTGACTGAATTATACACAGAATCCTTGCGTTGCGGAATGCAGGAACCTCAACCGCCTGATGAGGATAAATAATCAGGCAACAAATTTTAGACGTAAAAAAACCCACCGAAGTGGGTTCCTTTACCCCGAATTGCCGACCAAAGCTATCGGGAGTTCTACTAGCGCGACCAAACGCTAGAAGAGGCAAGACCAATGATAAATCACTGATCACCGTTATTTTAAAGGAGTTGCTATGAAAGCACAACCTGAAAGCCTAACAGTCACACTCTATATTCATGCTCAAAAACAGTTCGATGGTTCTTACCAATATAATGCCTACGCATTTAAAGCCGATCCCAATGCTGGACTAGGTTTTGTTATCGCGGAACACACTGTTGATGTCCCTTTTAAAGAGCCTACTCAAACTGATCTCATTCACGCTGAAATTGATTTTCTACGTAATGAACAAGAAAAAATCCTAGCTGATGCCCAAGTGAAAACAAGCTTGTTAGAAGATCAAATCCAAATGCTTCTCTGCTTGGAAGGCAAACCCATTTCGAAAACTGACGAAGAAATCCCTTATTAAGAGGCAAGACCAATGAAAACTTTTATCTGTGTATTTGAGCCTACGACCGAGGCTCGTACAAACAATGGTGCCGTACCGTTGGCCATAGCGTTAAGCACTGCTAATGCAAAGCTGGCAACAGCGACTGCCGTAGTGAAATTGTCTGAAGCATATCCAGAAGCTATGGATAACTTTAATACTGATGAACCATTAATTAGCGAACATATTGACGGTTCTGCATGCCCTACTTTAGATACTTTCGATGAAAAGTTTGCTGTTGCAAATGAGTTTGACGGTACTCAATGGAAACCTATCGAATATAGAGAGTTCAAAAAGCTAGCCACAAAACCTCGTATCGCCAGCCTGCTGTTATTTGGAAAGACTCAAATAACAAACAAAGAGTTCTCTTTTACATTGAAATATCTTGCTGGCACAGAAGATCCCAAAATTCGTAATATCGCCACAGGCCTTGCTGAAATAACAAAATTATCTTTGATGGATGCTGAACAAACGATGGAAATAGCACAGGCTATCTATGAGTTTGCTAATGAAGATGTCACTGTTGAAGAAGCTAAATCACTAGGTGAAAGCTGGCTGACAGAAGAACCAGAGCAACAACAAGAAGAGATATCTTCTATCAAGCGTAACTATTCAACCATAGATACTGAAATCGCCTTAGCGCTGTTAGATGATTTTGATCCTAATAATGTTCTACCCTCTCAAGTAAAGAAAGCCAAAGAGCTGATAGATGATGACAACAAAGCATGGAAACGCTGGTCAATGGATTTACGCACAACAGCTGGCATCTTGGATATACCTCGTGAAAAGATTTTTTCATTAATAGCTGAAAGCAAAAAACAGCCTGAGTTATTAGATAACCCCAATGCACGGAAAGAATTGATTGATCTGCATTTGGGTATTAGCAAACCTAACAACACTAAAAAAGAAGAAATTACTACTAAGTTAACTCAAACAGATAATGCATTTTTAGTATCCAAAGAAAATACAGTTGAGAAAGAAACCAAGCCTAAGCGTTCGCGTAAAAAGCAAGAAGTAGCACCTAAGACAAAAACAGCTCAAGTGTTCAAGCTAACTGAAGAATCTAAAGAGCCTGAAGCACCATCAGTACAACACGATAATTTTGAGCATCGAGCGAGTGTGCTTGAGGAAGTTCTTAACGCTGGTGATTCCAACAATCTACATATCTGGAAACGTGTGCAACGTACAGACCCTCGTTTTACTAAACCATTAGAAGGTATGGGATTTGTAGGAACTAGCATAAACAGCAATTACATGATTATGCGCGCTACTGAAATATTTGGTCCTATCGGTGAAGGATGGAGTTACGAAGTTATCGAAGAAAAGCTTGTACCAGGAAACCCAATAACTGAACGAGTATTTGACGAAAACAACAAACAAATTGGTGTTCGCTTTCTACGCGATGGTGATGGTTCTCTAAAGTATGAAGAAAATCACTCTATCAAAATTAAATTCTGGTACATAACCGAAAAGGGTAAAAAAGCTGAATTTGAAAGCTATGGAGCTACCCCTTACAGATATATGACAACTAGGGGAATGAAATCAGACCCTGAAGCTATTAAAAAATCACTTACTGATGCCATCAAAAAAGCCCTATCAATGCTTGGGTTTTCTTCTGATGTGTTTATGGGTATGCATGATAACCCTGAATACTTAGCAAGTAATAAACTTGAGTTTGAAATTAAAAATGCGAGTGAGAAAGCTGAAAATATTACTCGCATTCGTAAAGAGTTAGACGAGAAATTTACTAAACATACGGAAGTGATGCGTAGTGCTGTTACTGAGAATGAATTGCGAGGCATTGCATCCACATTAACGCGCGAAATTTCTGCACATATCAAATCAGCACAAGAACGTCGTGACAACGATTACGAGAAATATTTATCCGGCCGTTTACGTCGATTAAACCAAATCGAAAAAGAGTGTTTAGACCAACTGAAACAGAAAGAAGAGGCAATCTAATGACCAAAACTACCGCTATCGCACTGGCGACCAATTACGAAAAATTACAACAACTCGTTGAAACAGGAGAATTCTCTCCTGAAGATATCGCAGATACGCTGGAAGGTATCGAGGGCGAGTTAGGTGACAAATTAGATGCGATTATGCACCACGTTCGTAATATCGAAGGTCAAGCTAAAACACTTGATGAAGAATCTAAACGTTTATCTGATCGTAAAAAATCATTCGAAAACCAAGCTAAAAACCTAAAGAAATATGCTCTTAACTGCTTATTGGCTTCAGGATTAGATAAATTAAAAACAACAAAAAATACATTCACTGCTAGAGCTGGTGTTGTTCGAGTCATTATCGACAATGAGGCTTTGTTGCCGGATGAGTTGGTTGATGTTCAAACCATCACTGCGCCTGATAAAAAAGGCATCAAAGAAGCGATTGAAAACGGAATTGAAATACCTGGTGCTCACTTAGAAGTTGGTGACCGATCATTAATGGTTCGTTAATTCATAATAGAGCCCTTTATCGGGCGCATTATCAGGAGATAAACGTTATGGCCATGAAGTTAGAAGTTGTTATTACCCATGATGAAGCAACCAATAAATGCAGTATCGAATGGTCTACGGCATCAACAAAAAATGTCACAGAGCAAGAACTGCAAGCACTTTCATCGATGCAAAAAGCGTTATTGCTACAACTGGGGCACCCTATAAATACAGCTATTATTCATTAGTGTGACATGTCACAAAGAGGCAAGACCAATGCTAAGACACTCCCAACAAAAAGACCAAGCAGTAAAAATCACATTACCAGATGGATCATACGGTTTTGTTTCAACAGATAGACGTTGTCATGTTTCATACGATTTTCCAGCACACGTCAAAATTGAACTTCAGCAAACTATCGCTGAACAACAAAGGAGTGAACAGTAATGTATGGTTTATTCCTTTTGATATGCAGTTCAGTGAATTGTCAGTTCGAGCCCTACGGTTATATTTATCCCAATGAACAAAATTGTTTAATTGATAAAGAGGTACTCGCGACCAAAGGGAAAATCGCAGAGTGCTATCCAGTAGAAGGAATTATTCGGGTAAAAAGTTGATTAAGCATAATCAGTTTTTACTTTTCGTTGTTATTAGCATGGTGGTTTATTCAAAACCAATGGATAACCACCATGAAATTATTAACACCTTGGAAACCAGGGAACCAATTATTAACAAGTTTTGATATTAAATTAGGTCGGTTAGCGTTCAGTGTAAGAAATAGACCATGCACTGACGCTGAAATCAAACACTCCTGTGATACAGCAGACCGACTTATTTTATTGATGATGAGGCAAGACCAAAATGAGCGGAAAACTGATGAAAGCTAGTGCGTGGGCTAAACGAGAATTTGAAATAGGTTCTATTCCAGATAATAGAACCATAAAAAAATGGGTAGAAACTGGCTTATTAAAAGGCAAAATCGTTGATTGTTCTGTTTGGGTGCATTCATCAGAACGTTGGGGTATCGAGTCCGTTATTTCTTCATGTGTCGATGAGTTAATAAGGGCGTCGTGATATGGCCAGTAGACCAAGAAGAAAGGAATTTAGGCATCTACCTGACTTTCTTTATTTTGATAAATCAGTCAAACAATATCGCCTTACATTAACTAATGGTTTAAGAAAATGCATTGGTGCTGATAAAGCAAAAGCTATCGCAATAGCCAGAGAATACAACAATATTATGCGACCAGAAAAATGTGTTTCTGTTAACTCATTAATTATTGACTCGGGAGGGCAATATGGTGAAGCCCTTCCCTTCTCTGAGCATTTAGATAAATTGTTTTCTCGGATCATCAATGATGAACAACCATCTAAAAGCACGTTGAATGACTGGACTAATGACCTAGAAAGAGTGAAATCCTTTTTTAAGGATATTCCATCAAATGAAATATCTCTCGAACACGTTAATGGATTTATTAATGAATACCATGCTGAAGCTTCCGCCAATGTACAAAATCGAAAAGTAGGTTTTTTAAAGAAGATTTTCAGTTATGCGATAGATGAATCTCTTATGTTCGATAATCCAGCAGAACGTAAGAAAATGAAAAGAGTCGATGGGAAAAAACGTAGAAGATTATCTTATGATGACTTTCTTAAAATTCGAGCATCCGCAGAGCCTTGGTTAAGAACAGCAATGGATCTCGCATTACAAACAACGCAAGCAAGGCTCGAAGTATCACGAATAAAATACAATATCAAAACCCCTAAAGAAGGAATATGCGGGTGTGTTTGGTATGAAGAGCCTAAAAATGGAATATATGGAATGATCTATATCCATAGGCAAAAAGTACAATACAAAGAAGCTTCTCACGTTGCCATTCCAATAGGAAAGGCATTAAAAGAAATCATCGATAATAGCCGTGACAATGTGGCAAGCCCTTATATTGTGCACAGATTACCTATTCGCATCCCAAATAAGGTAAGTAAAGAAGTTAATCATCCAACACAAGTCGCACCTGATTACCTTAGCCGTGCATTTTCAGCGTTACGTGATCAAGCGGGCGTTGCCAGTCATTTACCTTTAGATGAAAGACCAACCTTTCATGAGATAAGAGCATTGGCGGCCTTTATGTTTAAACAACGTGGTTTTGATCCTCAAGCTCGAATGGCCCACAGTGATGCAGAGTCAACCAAGATTTATACAGAAAACCATGTACAATGGGTTGAAGTACCACATTGTGAGATAGCATAAGTCGTATTAGCTCAGATTTGATCTAATACAGGTATGATACAGAGTCGATTCTAATTTGATCGATTGTTCTGTGCCAAAAACGAACGTTCTCGGAAAAGAAGCTATAAGTGTCCTTAAATGTTTCCCTAATATTTTTCTAGGAACTCTTGAAGCATTGTATACCTTTTAATTATTAGTTTGTTGTACTTCTTTAATGGTTATAACACAGAATTTCATATTTCAAAAATATGAAAGTGGAGGATAGTGTAAGTAAAGCAGGACTGTTGCTCACTCCTGCTTTACTTATAAATTTAATCATTAAGTAAATTCAAAAGAACGTCAATTCTACGCGATCGCTGAGTTTTACTTTTGGTACTTGAACTCATGGTTTTTCTATATTCTTTTCTTAATTCTTCACCTTCTTGTGTATCCTTTTTCCAAAGACTGTCTAGGAAGGCAGATAATTTTTCAGATGCTTCTTTTACGGGGATTTGATTATTACTACAATGAAGTGCGTAATTGAAGATACCATATAAATGGCTAACTCCGCTTGCTTTATGATCTTTGAAATCAATATCCATAGTGACTAAATAATCAGTCACATTTTCAAAAACAGCAAAAGCTTCATTTATTTTAATATTACTCTGACAATATTTTTCATAAAGATCGTCAATTATCTCTTGAGTTGCGCCAATTACTTCATTTTCAAGAATTGTGAATATCAATTCAGATACAAACTCTTTGTCTTCCATCCTCTTTTTATCAACGTGCTTAAGCAATTTCTGCCAATATTCAAGTTGTGAGTATTCGACGATTTTTTTGTAAAAGTCAGTATCGTGGTATTTAGCATTCCTTAACTCTTGCCCATTAAGGCGTTCACCATTTCTGTTCAGTCTGTCGAAAATGCTATCAATTATTTTTTCATCTTCAGTATCAATATACTCTATAGGCATCTGATATCGCCAAAATAATTTTTTGACTTCTGCATATTTTGATATTGATAAATCGGAAAAAAACACTCCTGTCAACTCATCATCATTTTCTTCGCTTGCTGATGTTATTTTGCCCTGGATAAAATTGACAATTGCTGTGAGTCTTTGTTTTCCATCAACAACTTCAAACGTAATTTTTCCTGTGTCATCATCAATTTTTTGGTGAAGAAATATAGGAGGGATTGGGTAGTTACGCAATATACTATCTATAAAGAAAGATTGTTTTTCTTCATCCCACACGCTATCCCTTTGATAAGGAGGATCAAAATTAAATTTACCTAATGAGAACCCCTCCCAAAATGAGGCAATATTAATGCTGTTTGAGTCACGTTTTAAAATTTCCATTAGGCAAGGTCCTTTAGGATATCAGATGATGAATGATGAACATAACTACTAAAGACCATTCCAAGTATAGCATTTAAACCATCAACGTTTCCTGGATTGATCATTCTAACATTAACATCACTATTGATTTTACGAATTATTGCATCAATTTCTGCACGATCAACATGCCAGTATGAAATTCCACAAATAAAAAAATCATCGTTTGTATTATATGACTCCATTGCTAATTCTATAGATCCTTTGATAGAATTTGCCCAGTTTTGAGCGTATCGATGTGCTTCTCCTGCTGGTGGTATTATAGGAATAAGGGGCATATATAAACTCAAATCTTCATATCGACATTTAAATTTTGATATTTCTCCGTTATTTAAGGATAGTTCTTGTTGAATATTATAGTTATCCTTTGATAAATAACCATCATATAAAAAACTTATGGATCCATGTGGTTTGTATACTTTAAATTTAGAGTTCCCATCAGATATACCAGGGATGTCAAAATTGATGTTAAGTAAATGAAGTAAACGCTCAAGGTAAATATCATAATTATAACTTATGATATCCACTCTTTCTATATTGTCATCTTCATTCAGTTTCATAAGATAATCTTTCCAACCACAGTTGAGATCACGTAGTTCATCACAAGAAACTTTTTCATTATAATTAATGAAAAGCTCTCGCAAATATGAAACTAATTCTTGATAGGCATAAATATAAATGTTAGACAGCGGAGTATGACTCGACTGATTTTTCTTCTTTAGTGTTTCAGCAGGTAGAGTTGCATATAAATTTATTACTGTAATTAATTCTTCTATTATTTTATATGATACTGTTCGATTTAACCCTGGTCTTGCACCTAATTGCCATAAATTTGGGCAATACCGCGCTGAAAGAAAACCAGGCTCACCAGTAGCTGGCCACTTTACCATATCACCAAATTTAAATAGGTCTGAGGGCTCAATTATATTGAGTTTGTTCATTTTGCTAAGAAGGTCAATGGTAAATCCATTTCCAAGCATGAACCCAACTTTCTTTTTTTTCTCGTTGTTCAAAAAAGCATTCCTTACAAAAATGTTAAGTGTTAACAAAAAGAATCAATTAAATAGGGTAGAACTTTTTAGTTTTTATTTCTAGTTATTTACCACTATCAATATTGCCTCTGTATAGTGCTGGTTGGTTGCACCACATGAATACCAGCGAAATAATTTAGTCTGCATTGGCGAAAGTAATTTTTATCCATTGTGGTGGTAAAACCCCCCTTAACTTATTGATTCTTATAATGCATATTTTGTATATCTAGCACTGTATGCAATCACATATAAATGCATTATTTATATTTATAATCAAAGTGTTAGACAACTTAAAATCGGTTTCATGGGGTGTCGGGGGTCGTAGGTTCAAATCCTATCATGCCGACCAAAATTCTTTAGAAAAACCAACCTCTTACGGTTGGTTTTTTTATGCCTGAAATTTGTGTGTGGTAAAACTGTGGTAAAACTGTGGTAAAACGACGACAGATTAACCCTAGTTAAAGCTCAATTCTCGCCCTGTTTCTATGCTATAATTCACCTCAAATTCATTAATAGAGCTTATCAAATGAAAAATCTAGCTGAGCTAACTCAGGAAGAAAAAGACAAGATTAACGTTGATCTATCTGCAAGTGGTGTCGCATATAAAGAACGTCTCAATATGCCAGTTGTTGCATCCGAAGTTGAAAGACAGCAACCAGCACATTTGAGAGCGTACTTTAATGAACAGTTAGCGTTTTATCGTGAGAGAAGTCAGAAGTTGCCAGATGGGAATTCTGTGCAGTATTTGAAAACGAAGTGATTATATTAATAAGATTGTTAATTTATTGTGTTAGTTTATAGCTCTCAGCAATTAAAGATTTTAATTCACTTTCATCAAAGTTGGATGCTAAATCAATAGAAATCCAATGCTCCTTATTCATATGATAGGCAGGATAAACTCCTTTTTTAATCGCAATGATCCCGTTAAATTTGGCATAACTTTTAAATTAATGATATCAACTCTATTATTACCACTATTACCTGATAATTTATTTTCTAAAATATCAATTATAACAGCGAACCATTTCAAATTGCTCTTATGTCTAAAAACGATGTAATTGGGTATTTAATCCATAAATGCTCAGGTTCTACATTATAGTTTGCTTTAATGTAATCAATTAATTATTTCCTATTCATTATCGCCTCAAATCGATAAACTCTCTAAACATCAATAAGAAAATACACCTAAATCTTATATAGATAATCTTAAAACAATCAACAATGACATATAATTTTCATAACTTACAGATAAAAATGGCCACTGAGTGGCCAATAAAATAACGATTTCTAACAAATCAGAAATTTCCTTTACTGCGTTGCTGCTCAATATAAATATTCTGATTAGCCTTAATACTATTTAATGTACTATCTGCATATGGATCTTCTTTATGTTTTCTATTTTCTTGAGACTCAATCGACCCCGTTGATGAACAAGCAGAAATAAAAAAAACACAAAAAAGTATAAGTAAACGCATATCTACTCCAAGTCATATTTTCAATTAATAGCGAAAATTTAGAGTGAAAATAAGTAATTTAGTTCATCAATTAGTTACCTTCATTTTTACGCTTGCTCTCAATATGATTGTATAAAAAATGATATATCATTAGCCACATAAAAAAGCAGGTATAATAATTAAATTATTTATGTTCTATATTGGTGACAATGCCAGTAAGTCAAATGCTGACGTTCATGATTCCAATTTGTTGGATCAAAAAAACTGTAGACGCATGGGCTATGGTAAGAAAAGCTCGCTTGGTAACAAAATAAAGTACATATGATAGCTATGTTGAAATACTTGGATTGATGGATTTAACATGATTCTTTGCAATAAACCAAATATTATTATAACAAATTATATTTTTTTAATGAGAGTAACGCTCATCCATAAAAATTAGTTTAATCTCCTAAATTTGATTTATTGTATCATCGATGAATAAGACCACTGAAAAAGCCATTACAATACTTTTAATAAAGCGTCAAAAAAATATAAATAAAAATCAAGAGAAGTTGATGATTGCATATTATTGAACAAAAAACGATGATTATTACATTCACCTAATATAAATAACTCAAATGAAAATCTCAAACCTTTATGATGAAATTATTAAGTAGTTAATATTGAAAAGTTCATAATCATTTTAATTTTTACTGCACTATTATTTTTCAGCATAGCAAAATTCATTAATTACACAATCATCAATTTATTTTTAAATATCCATAAATTTAAATAATCTATACTTTTATTAAAGTGACTTTATATTACTTACTTATTATTATTTAAAGTTCATTAGTTTTTTAAAATAAAATCCTTTTTTAGTTTTTGGAAACTTATTTCCATTATATATCTTTCGCTCATAATCTCGTCCGGCATAGTGATCATCTCCATAGAATTGACCATATAATGCAGTTTTAGGACAGATCTCATCAGAAAAAAATCTATGTTTATTATCCATTTCAATTTTCCTTATTTACTTTTAATTGATTAGAAACCTCTTAAAATAAACCTCTATAAGTCGGTCATTAATTTATAATATATATAAATTAGCTAACACCATACTACTTCTATAAAAATAGATCCAATTTTGTGCTTGTTTTTATTGAAAGCCCAAAAATAAAAAAATTAAAATAGAATATTCACTAAAAAGACCTTATTAGACAAAATAAAAAAAAGGTGTATGATATAAATATCGCACATCTTATTTTATAATAATTTATTTATTATCTATCTTTTTATTCGCAATTCCAAACGGGATATGTACAGAAGGAAGTTCAGATGAGGATTTTAAATGTAATTTTTGATCGTCAAAGAATATATGTGGTTTTAAAATTCTTAATACATTCGCTTTCTCAACTCCCCCCATAAAAAAAGCTTCATTAACAGAAATACCCCATGCTCTCATCGTATTAATAACACGTTTATGAGATGGTGCATTTCGTGCAGTAACAATAGATATCTTAAGTAATGGAACATAACTAGGATCTTGTTTTACTTTTTCTAATTCTAGTTTTTGAATATCTGAAATACGTAGTAAGAATTTCTTTAATGGTCCAGGGTTATGAGGTGTATCAACCATCTTAGCTTCATGAAGATGAAATTGTGATAAATTTCCTGATGCTTTGTAAATAGTCTCAGCTTCATCATCAGCAATTACACCATCAAAGTCAAAAGCAATTCTTAATTCATCCTCATTATCATCATTAATATGACCTGCTAATATTTGTCCTGCAGGATAATTAGCTTTTATTGCCTGAATAACATCATCATGATCTGCTGATAAAAATAATTCTATATCAAAAGCTGGAATATAAATATGGGGTGATTTTCCTTGAAGAAATACAGCCCTGGTGATCCCTAGTTCATAATATTCAATAGAATTCATCACTCTTAATCCAGTATCAGGATCATTTCTAGATAATAAAATAACTTCAACCAGAGGGTCGTCAATTCTAATATTATTTAGCTTTAAAAGCCGACTGATAAATGGAAATGCAACACCTTTATTTAGTGGAATATCTTGCATTTCTCGTTGATATTTTCGGTAAGCTTCCTCGCCTTCAGTACGAAATATATTGTCTGACTCTTCTAAATCAAACAACGCACTAGAGGATAGCCCTATGACTAATCTTTTTGTTAAATCATATGCCAT